CCTGCTTGTGATTGAAGACCGCCTTGTTTTTTGATTCCTCTACGAGCGCGAGCTAACGGATTACGAGCCATGCCCCCGCTTTGCATCTTCCCAACGCCATCTGCCGCATAAAAAGGAACTTTCTTTCCACCCTTCTTAACCATCTTGAGCTTATCTGTCATCCAACTATCCTCATTTCTTTGTAAAGACCTTTAGCAATAGCCTTCAAAGCATCGGTAGGGGCGTTTAAAAACTGCTCTACGGACATTTCGTGGGCAAGAGGTATCCTAGATAGGGTCTGCAATACAACAGCATCTTCGGCCTCATTTAGGCTTACAGTGACCCTGACCAAATCTAAAGGATCTGAAAAACTATGAAAGCAATCTATTATCTTGCTATCAAATTGTTGGCGAGTGATGCTATCCATAATGCTTAATAACACTCATGCAGATGTTATAGACATCGCCATCTGAGTGAGCAACTGTGGTAAACATAATGTCACCTGTTACGCCACTACCCGCATTATTAGGAATGCCATTAAACTCACTAAAGTCTAGCTCGTCTGCATAATCAGCATTTAACTGCCATGCTAATAAATCGGTACTCGCATCGAAAAATATCTTTACACCCATTCCAATGGTGGTGTACCAGATTTTTTCTATGCTCACCTTAGAACAAGTAGCGCCAGATACTGGATCGGCTGTGAGAGCAGACACATCTATCTTCTTTACCGCTGCCTCTCCAGAACCATCGCTAACGTTAGTAAAACGGAATATCGCTTTTCTCGCGCCATCTTGGATAGTTTGTGTAGCTACTGCGTCAGCCATGACTGCCCCCTATTACGCTATCTGAACGTACTCGATAATAAACGTAAATGAACCAGCAGTGGTTGCATCAACAGTATTGGTAATGTTGCAGAAAATAGTTCGGGCAGTGTCTGTATATTGAACAGAAGCAGGCGCTGTAGTGCCGCTTTGCGTCTGAGTTACAAGCGTTGTTGTAGTTACGTTGTGTTCTACAACAGTAGTGCCGCCATCCAAAATCTCATCAGTTACTGCCGCTACAATCTGTGCGCCGGAGCTAGAAGTACCAACTTCATAACCAATGTCACCTGTACCGATAACGGGAGAGGTGTCACAAAAGATCTTGATGTCAGTAATAATTGTGTTGGCAGGTTGAGTAAACTCACCAATAGATGGGCTGTCACCTGCTGTGGTGTTAACTGTAACACCTGTAGCAAAACCAACGTGCTTTACATATTTATTCGTAACGATGCCGGTAGATGCAATATCTACTACGTCAGTAAGCGCACCAGTGCTGCTATTTTTAGAAACAACTTTAAACCCATTCTCTGATCGGACGGGGCCGTTGAAGGTAGTATTCGCCATGAGTATCTCCTGTCGTGGCTAGTGTCAGATTGTTCCACATGGAACATTCTGTCAGGGATAAAAAAAAGGACTACCCAAGTATAACCTGAGTAGTCCTTAAAAGCTCTAGCTAGAGCCGGGAGATCCGAAGATTCCCAATGGGTCTGAAACGCCGAATGAGTATCGCTCACGCGCTTTGTAGCGCACGTTACCCGTATCGAAGTCACCGTCCATAGAGTTCTCTAATGCCGCACGTTCAAAGTGCTTCATGCCATTAGGTACGTCAGTAATCAAGAACCACGCATTTGTATCCGTGAGATAGTGATTAACTGAGTAACCTTCAGGAATGCTGCCATTTGTGTAGATAGCATTGAGATCATTGTCAGCCGTTCCGACTCGGCCTTCTGTTTGCAGAACTCGCGTTGCAACAAACATCAGAGCAGGAGGAACAATCAGCTTACGAGGACGAGCAGCAATCAGAAGTCCACGCTCATCTGTCCAGCCAGCAATCTGTATGATTGCCGCCTCAAGTGAGGTTTCATTCAAGTCTGCACCAGTAACTGGTCGGTTGCCGTTTTTACCGCCACCAACAGTTGGGTGTCCATCACCACCAGTGACACCATCGCCAGACGCTGTAAACAGGTTAACACCATCACCGCCTTGGAAAGCGTTAGTGAAACCATTGTTCAAAGGTGAAGCAGATTTAACTTGCTTTGTGTACGCCATAGCGCGAGCAAGTGCCTTGGTGTATCGCGCAGAAAGAGAATCATAAAGATTATCTTCCATCGCTTCCTCGGTTATAGCAAAACCCATAGCCACGGTTTCATGGTTGAAGCGAGCAGTAAATGACTCTTGTGCAGAATCAAATATGATTGATTCGCCCTCACCCTTTGTGGGAGCAGCACCAAAGCCACTTAGCTTTACTTCTTCTTCAAAAGAACGATCACTCGCTTCTGTTTCATAGATTTGAGTGTGTTCATCTTCGTACTTTGCATACTCCAAACCAAACAAGGCATTAAGCCCCGGCAGGAGTTCTTTAAGCATTTGCGCTCTTGAAATTGCCATTGCCTAGTTACTCCTATACGCCCGTTGTGTTTCGGTACGCATGACAAACGTTAAAAATAAACAGTGCATCGGTGAATGCATCACCAATAGTACTGCTTGGGCCATCATAAAAATCATAGATTCTTAGTGGCAACGTATTAGTCGTAGCAGTTGAATCAGCATCAACAGCATTTTTGCTGTTACCGATGCTTGTGGTTCCAGCAGTTTGGATCACATCAAAGTTTGATCCGAGTGCTGTTTGTGCAATAGCACCATCAGCTTGCATCAAAAAGACCACATCTGGGTCAGTCAATACATAAGCCTCAATATCATCAGCAGCCGTAGATGCTGGATAGTATTGATTAAACGTTAACTGACCAGTAGTAGGATCGGTGTATTTAACACCCATGAAGATACCAATGGTAGTAAGCGTTGCAGTTCCTGTGTCCTTTTCAATAACACCAGCCGCAACCATCTTGACAAAATCACCATTGAAAATAGCAGTAGCATAACCGCTGGCAATTTTAAGATGCTGGACTTTACCATTGAAAGAACCACTAGCACTTGTCGTGCTTACGGGTCTTGCTCCAAATGGAGCGGCTGTAGTAGCCATAATAGTTTCCTTAACAAATCAAAAGAATTTTACCATCCACTCTTACTTACGCGAGTTGTTCGATCTGGTCGAAGCATAGGCATTCGAGGATCGTTCTCACGCATATATGAATGATCGACACTTTCCATTTGTTGCGCTGCAATTCCTTCGTAATGACGCTGGCGAGCATCCGCAACTTCTTGTGGAGCTTTACACAAAAGCTGACCGCCAATTTCTACACATCCGGGGAATTGGCTATTGTGATCTGGCATCACTTCTAACTCTGGATGGTCTTCCAGTTTTACTGGCTCCCATCCTTCCCTAAAGCGCATTGAAACATTGGTTGCATCCGACTGCCCTACCATAGATGTCCTCACCCAACGAAAAGCCCATCCGGGCTGTGGGATTGGATCTGGTAGCAATGTAGGCGGTTGCCACGCTGTTTCTCTCGACGTTTCACTTCTTGTTTCAAGTTCCCTTGGTTCTCGGCTATCTGTCATTGTCCCATCCTTCTTTTTGATAATGCGTACTGTTCAGGTGTCAGACCTAGTCTTTTACTCAATTGAATCTCACTGCTACTCAATTTCACCTGACGCTTTCCGGCATTCCCACGCTGCGCTGGCGCAACTACCGTTGAGCTTTTTGTTTGTGTTCGTTCCGCCTGCTGCGGCTCAATACCAAACGCTCTGGGAAATGACTCCCTAAGTGCTTGATCTACCGCTGAAAAATACTCAGGCGTGTTTCTTTGCACACCTCGTTTAATCAACATTTCGTCAAGCCCATAAGTAAAGCCAGTTAGAGCTTCGTTTCCGGGCGCTCCAAACCAACTATTACGAGACAACCAGTTCTGCAATTGCGGATCTAGCTGCTCTTGTTGCGGTGGCTGTTCCACCTGCACATTTGCCTGAGCCTGTTGCTCTGGCTGATTCTGTTGCATCTGAGACTTATAATTATCTATATAAGCTCTGTCTGCCTGTATCCGCGCAAGCTGTTCTTGCGCGTCAACCATTTTCTGTGTATCGCCCTCTTCGTGGGCTTTTGTGTACTCCTGCCTTAATGAAGCTAGTTCAGCCTCAGTGCGCGTCTGTACACTTTGCAACAACGCTTGTTCGCTTTGCCCCACCAACCCTTGAAGTCTTTGAACTTCTCCTTGGGTATTTTGAGCAAACTGAACAGCCTCATCGCGCAATCTTTGTGCAGCTTCTTTTTCTCTGCGCTGCTGATGATACTCGTATTTTAGTCTGTTTAAACGCTTTTTAACACGATCATCTGCAATGTCAATCTCTTCGTCAATGTTAAATGGCTCAACATCATCTCGTACAGGCCGACGATCTTCTTCTGGAGTATCATCTACCTCTACGACTTCTATTTCATCAACATCGAAATTACTTCCGACGCTTTCATTTGGCTCTGGAAAATTTACTTCAGACACGACTTATCCCCCTTGGATCATCCACTACAGCTTCAACCGTATCGTCATTAATAATGCGAAACTCTTTGCCATGAATACTGATGCGCGTA